CGATAATCTCTAACATAAACAATTAAGTTCTTATAACTTGCTGAAATTGAAGTAAGCGAAACGCTAGTGCCTGAAAGTGTGCCCGATGCAAGTAAAGTCATGCCGCCGCTTGTTGATGTCACCCATTCGGGAGCAGTTGCGCCAGAATTAACCGCCAAGACTTGTGAGGCAGTACCAATACCTAGACGGGCAGGTGTATTAGCAGCAGATGCATAAATAATGTCACCAGTAGTAGTCAATGTTGATTTACTAGATGCTTGATAAGCAGGAACACCACCCGTAACACCTAAGGCTTGGTTAGTTGAGCCAATACCCAAACGGGATAAAGCACCAGAGCCAGTTCCATATAGAATATCGCCATTAGTTGTTGCAGTGCTAATTGTTGGAGTAGTTAGTGCAGGGCTAGTCAGTGTCTTATTAGTAAGAGTCTGAGTACCAGTCAGTGTAACTGCAGTAGATGATGGTGCCTTAGCATCTATCTGAGTCTGGATAGCAGAGGTAACACCATCTACATACCCTAACTCAGTTGCAGATACAGCAGCAAATGCTGCTGCACTGTTGGCTAAATCTCTGGCTTTAGTCATACTGTTGGCTCCTCTGCTGGACTTATAATCCCAATAGAGATTAGATACTCATCAGTTGGGGGAGTAAATGTTGTGCCATCATAAGTTGAATGAAGATGCGGAATACTTGAATCACCTAACCAGATATAACTATCAAAGTTATGGTCTGCCTTTACAAGGTCAGCAACTTCTGTATTTTCTGATTCAAATACAGCAACTGAAACAACTCGGTTATCTTTAATAAATGCGTAATGTTTTTCCATCATATCTCCTTATTGCCACCAAGTAATTAAACAATAACCAGAACCACCAGCGGCTCCAACTAAACTGGTACAACCAGGTGCTTTTGCACCATTGCCAGTATTTGATGGTGAAGCGTATGAAGCAGTGGCATAGCCGTATTCGATACTACTTCCACCAAAACCAAATCCATATAATCCAGGTCCTGCTATTGTTAAATAGTTTGCAGCATCGCCTTGCATTCCAGCGTGACCACCAGCACCACCACCAGCACCACCAAATGAAACACCAGTGGTTGATTTAACTCCACCACCTGCACCACCAAGACCTTTTCCACCTTGCCAACCACCAGTGGCAGCACCATCGCCACCTACGGTTAGCGCATTTGTTCCTGCAGTACCATTTAATCCAGCAGTTGCCGCATTACTGCCACCACCACCACCACCACCACAAGTTAATAATGAACCAAAACTAGAGTTAGTTCCATTACTGCCGCTTGTTGGGGTAGTTGCACCACCTGCACCACCACCACCAATAACTACTGAATAAGAAGTTCCTGGAACAACGGTAAGAAATTGTTTTACTACTTGTCCACCGCCACCAGCACCAGGAACAGCATTAGCGGTACCAGCACCACCACTACCGCCACCGCCAGCAACCAACAAACATTCAACTTGAGTTACACCAGCAGGTGCGGTCCAAGATGTAGTACCAGAAGTAAACTCTTGATACTTAGGGGCTAAGCCTGCACTTGCAGCAGGAAATACTGTAGAACCCATCAGACTATCTCCACTCCGCTGATATGAAACTTGACTGTTACTGCACTGGCAAAGCCAGCAATAATTTGAGTTGTTGCCATTACCTGTTTTAAGTCAAACATTGCTGTTGAGTTAGCGGCAATTGCACTTGTAGTAAATATATCAACGCTGTTAAGCGTAAGAGTAAACGTAGCAGCAGATGCTGCTGAGTTAGTTACTACGATATTAGTTACTACTGTAGTTGTAGAGGCTGGCACTGTGTACAGTGTAGCCGTTGATGTTCCTGCTGCTGCTCTTACGAGCACTTTAGATGTTGTAGCCATTAGTTACTACTTTCTATTAGATTGCGCCCATTAAGGACATTACATAATTGTTTTGAACATTTACTATTGTTTCAAGTGTAGATAAATCTACTGCTGCCCAAACAAGACCTGTACCTGCTGTTGAGTCTGCCTTTAAGAAATATCCGTTAGTGCCAACTGCAAGTCTACCTACTGTGTCAGCAGCGGTACCTACAACCAAGTCACCCTTAGCATCTACTATAGATTGAGGGATGTCAGTCACTACGCTAAGTGCAGTAAAAGTAATAATCTCTACTATGTCATTTAAGACAAGTGCTGATAGGGCTGTGATGCTTGTACCAGTAGTTGCTGTGTAGTCTGTAGTACGAACCAAGAGTACACCATTAAGGTATACCTGCTCATATCCAGCAATATATGCAAGCGTCTGAGAAGATGCATCAGCACCAGATAGAGATGTTTCTCCACCTGCAGCAATAAACTTGTAGCGATAGATAGCAGCAGATGAGGAGATAGAACCCCACGCAGTACCTGACCAAACCTGCATTGCGGCAGATACAGTGTTAAAATATATAGCGCCAGTAATTAGAGCGTTACCATCATTATCTAAGGTTGGGTTTGAAGCGTATGGTCCAAGGTATCTATCATCAAATGAATCGTATGAGGCAGCAGCAGCGGCAGCACTTGCTGCAGCAGCAGTAGCAGAACCAGCAACCGCATCTACATAAGTCTTAGTTGCTGCGTGTAAGCCTACAGTTGGAGCACCTGACAGGGTAAGAGCACCTGTCATAGTAGAACCAGACTTGAGTACTAGGGAATCATAAAATGTTCCACCAGATTGGATTGCAGTTGCAATCTCACCCAAAGTATCATAGATACCAGGGGCTGAGTTAATAAGGTTATCTCTTTGTAAATCTACATATGCTTTAGTTGCAGCATCTTGTGCCAGTGTAGGGTCGCCCATACCAGTAATCTTGCTAGTACCCATAGCAATAGCACCAGACATAGTGCCACCAGTTTTAGCCAACTTAGCATCTAACTGTGTTTGAATAGCAGAAGTTACTCCGTCAACATACCCAATCTCAGCAGATGATACTGTAGAAGATATACCAAGTTTAGTCCAGTCAATTGCAGCAGATGCATTGATGTCAGCATTAACAATAGTTCCATCTACAATATCTGCAGAGGTAATAGTTGCGTTAAGGTTTAACTTGCTATAAGCAATAGCAGCAGAGGCATTAACATCTGCGTTAAGAATAGTTCCATCAAGCAGCATTGTGCTAGTTACTGTGCCAGTATCTGCAACCGTTACTGCTGTACCTGAAATTTTAGTCTTGTCAATAGCTGCTGCTGAGTTAATATCGGCATTAAGAATGGTGCCGTCTAAAATCATCGTGCTAGTTACTGTTCCAGTATCGCTAGTCTTAACCAAAGTAGCACTTGTTGGGATTGTAGTTCCATTGATGCTAGTAGCAGTTGCTACGCCCAGAACTGGTGTTACCAAAGTTGGGCTACTAGCAAATACTGCTGCGCCAGTTCCAGTCTCATCTGTCAGCGCGGCAGCGAGGTTAGCACTTGACGGAGTTCCAAGGAATGTTGCAACTCCAGTTCCAAGTGAAGTAATACCAGTACCACCATTGGCTACTGGCAATGTGCCAGTTACACCGCTTGTTAGCGGAAGTCCAGTTGCATTTGTTAGCACTGCAGCAGTTGGTGTACCTAATGCTGGAGTTGTCAAAGTTGGGCTAGTTAAAGTCTTGTTAGTTAAAGTCTGAGTGTTAGTTGTACCAACTACAGCACCAGTTGCACCGTGTCCAGTAGTTGCCTCAATGTGTGTATTGGCTTCACGATAGTCGCGACCAATAGCCATATGGCGAACAATTGCACCAGCAGAGTGGGCAACACCAGTTGAACCATCAATAGTTCTAGTAATTGTTAATGTATTACCAGAGGTTGCGGTTATATCTACAATTTCTTCAAGGGCTGTATCTGGGTCAATTACTACTGTAAAAGTTTCACCAGCACTGACCGTGATTCCACCAAGCAATGCTGAACCAGAAATAACAGTTGCAGTAGTACCTGATGATGTTAATGCGCCAGACAGCGTTGTTTGCTGGGAGCGTGAGGAGTATTTTCTAGTTGTCATTCGCGTTCCTTATCGGCGGGAGTAATGTACACGGGGTGGGTAATTTTGTGACTGTGCTTTTGATTCTTCTTGTAAGCGTTGCGTATAAAGTGCATACAATTGCTTGGTAGCAGTTTGAGAAGCACCGAATGGGCGCTTAGAATCTGTTTCATCTGCTTGTGGGCTAACCATCGCTGCTCTTGCTGGGTCAAGATAAGCAAGTAAACGATAGGCTGCACCAAGTGTTACTACGTCCCGCGTTGATTGTGGCAGTCCTGTTTGGTCTACATAATCCTGTGTGTTTGCTGTGAACGCTGTTGGGTCAGTTGCATAAGTAACCTTAACTGTACGACCAGGAACGGGAGATTCTCCTAATGTAATAGTTTGTACTTTATCTGTTCCAGTGACATATCCAAATGCTTCTGGATTGGCAACTGAATCAAAGTCCCAGCGACGGATTGGTCGCCATTCTTTTGTAGGGCCAGTCTCTTGCCACGATACAGTAAGGATATTCTTGATATCTAAGTTAGCAAAAGCATAAGTAGACACAGCAGCATTAAATGTAAAAGTTGCTGTTTTCATTGCAAAAATATTTGCTCCAAGAGAGCGGATGGTGTCGTTGATTGCTCGCTTGATATTAAAACGTGGGAAGGTTGGGCTAATAGTAACTTTAGAATCCGTTGTGTGTGTTGTTGCAGTTGTTCCTAGATAGCCACGACCATACGGGGCTATTGTAGCCGTATTAGAAATGCGGTCATATGAATCTACCCAAAGTAGTTCTTCGTCAATTTCAAGTACACCCTTGCCTAATGACTCAGTAGAGCCAAGGCTTAAAATTAGTGGTACGGCAGAAGATGATGTTGTAGTTGTTACCGCTGCTGTTAAGTGTGTAGCACGGTCTTGCTGAAAAGTGTAACCTGCAAGGTTAACCTGTACTTCATCAATCATATTAGTTAAAGTGGTTGTCATGAAGATATTCCTCTCAAGGCGACTAGGGCTTCTTTGCCAGTTGTACCAGCAAGTGTATTGCAGACCTTATTCAAGCCTTGGTAAAGTTTTTTATCAGTGATTCCAGCCTTAATGTTTAGTGCGCCTACAAGGGCTAGACCAGTTGTTCCAGCCCACTTGTTTGCTGCACCTGCTTCGCCAAGAAATGCTGTACGAGCGGGATAAGTCCCACCGTTAGCGAGGCGATTTAACTCCGAGCACAACGTGCTGCCTGCTACTCCTACTGCCATTACTTCCTCTTATCTCCTACGAATGCATCGTAGTAGTTAACATCAAACGAGAATCGTTTCATGTGTGGTACCAATGCTGATGTATCACACCAGACTGGAATGCTTGCTTTATTACATAGTGCAAAGAAGAAGATATCTTCTCCCATAAATGACTTATTAACACCAACCTCAGTAAAGATTGGGGTATTAGGTTCTACCTCTAGGATGCGAGTGATGACCGAACGGTGCATCAATATGAACCCCATGCCAGCAGCACCTACCTGCAAAAACTTATTCCTAGGAAGAGGATGAAGGCGTTTAATCCCCACCTCATTACCATTGACCACAAACTCGAATACGGTCGGGCTAGGCACCATCAGAGGCTCCTCAGGGGTATCTGTGGTGAAGTATACGCCAGTTAAAAGTGGCTTATCTACTGCATCACGCTTATCCCATAGTTTGAGGAATATCTCTGGTGAGATGACCACATCTGAGTCAACCCATAGAATCCAGTCTGACTTGTTTTGTTCATACCATGCTTTGACGATGGTCTCACGCTGACGACCAATCTGGTTGCCTTGGCTTCGCAACGTAGTTGCTACCTTGACACCAGAGTGGAGCATTACATCTGTAACACCTTGCATAAACTTACCATCTACCATACCATTATCGCACCAAGCGATAGTTAAGGTCTCTTCCATTGTCCCCACCTTTACTTACTTTTTTTGGACTTTCCAGTTACTGATAGTGCAATAGCAATTGCTTGTTTGCGTGACTTGACAGTAGGTGCCTTCTTTGGGCCTTTAGGATTGGCTCCACCATGTAGTGTTCCAGCCTTATATTCGCCCATAATCTTTTGAAATTTAGTCTTAGCAGCCATGATTACTTCTTAGGTGCCTTGTACGGAACTGAACCAGTATATCCACCTGTTGGCATCTTACCATTTTTAGGAATAATAACTCCAGTATTACGGAAGATACCCTTGCCATCAAGTTGTGGATTTGCTGCTTTAAGTTCGGCTAAAGTAACTCCTGCGCGAGATGCAATACCTGATAGAGTGTCTCCAGAAGATACGCGATACTTGCCACCCGTTGCACCTACTGGTGCTGCTGGTGTTGCTAGTACTGGCTTGAGTGGCCCCTTAAAGGTTCCTTTTTGAATTGGATTTTTGTTTTCAGCAACGAATCCAGTAGTTGCGCCTTTGCCCATAGTCTTGTTACTAACTGTTTCTCCAGTTTTAGAACCTTTGTTTAGATTCTTAAATAATTCAGTGGCGGCTTGTATTCCAACTGTTGTTGCAATACCAGAAGGAGTAAATGGTGCTCTTGCACCCTTAGCAACTGCTCCAAGAATCTTTCCAAAACCTGCTTTTTTAGCAGCAGTACTTGCTGCTCCAGTGGCTGCTTTTGCTCCAGCGCCTGCTATCTTAGCACTAATATTAGAAGCCTTTGCTCCAGCACTACCTGCTTTAGCAATACGGACTGCTTCGCCTTTTGACTTGCCCGCTGCAACCGCAGCCTTGTATCTATTGACTTCTGCTGCTGTACTAAGTTCACCTTGAGATGCGACACCAGAGCCAGTTTTAATGTTTGCTGTTGTTTTGGTAGACTTAGCAGACACATTTTGCTTTTCAACAGTCTTAGTGTCTTTCTTTGACATTGTAGTTTTTTCTACAGGCTTAGTAACCTTCTGTGGCATTAAATCTTTTTTAGGAGCAGCCGCAGGGGGAGCAGTAACAGCAGGCTTTTTCTTTGCTATTTCGGCAGCCTTCTTATGAAGTTCCGCTTTCATGCCAATCTCTTTGCCTAGTGCTTTGTATTCTGCTTTAGTTCCAACTCTTGCTTTAGTTGCCAATGGCTTTTCTCCTTTTGCAAATCTACGTTGTTTTTCTAAATCTGCATTCTTTTTCTGCTGCGCTGCATCTGATGCACGTGCGCTTGGACTCATAGCACCTTTGAAGTTGGCATCAATTGACCTGGCTCTGCTAGAGACACCTTTACTCATCTTTTCTGCAATTGCACCTGCTTCTACATTGCTAACTTTTCTGGCTTGAAGTGCCGCTCTAGTCTCAATGTTTTTGCGTGTTTGTCTTTTGATTTCTTCTATCTGCGCTGCTGTGAGTTTAGCCATGATTATTTACCTAACGATTTTAACTTCTGAGTGAATTTAGCAATGGACGAACCATTATTAGATACAAAGCCATTCTTCTTTTCAACGGCTTTACGTGCTCTTGCCTCGGCTGCGGCAACGCCAGCAGGTGAGACTTGACGTTGCAGTTCTTTGACTGCTGCTGCGCCAGTAAGTGTCTTTGGTTTAGGGGTTGGCATTATTTCTTTCCTGATTTCTTAACCATAGATTTCTTGGCAACCTTGTTCTTGACACCAGATTTCTTTTCCATAGCCATCATCATTGAGCCTTCGCCCTTTTCATGCTTCTTCATTGCACCTTTAGATGCGTATAATTCAAATTTACCTTTAGCCATTGAGTACTCCCGTATTCACTACTTCGGCTACGCGTTTCGTAACCGTATGTGCCCTTGGCATTGTCCCAGCATCGTAGGCTTTACCTAGATTTGCTGAGGCTTGATATGCCGCTTCAACCTGTGCTGGTGATGTACCTCCAGGTTGAATCCCATCTGCTCTTGCGTTTCTATATCCTTGCAGTTTTGCTTGCCATTTCTTATCTGATATATCACGCGTAGCATCTCCTGAATTGAGTTCAAGAGTCATTACTTTACATCCAAAGCAACCTTCTACAAACTCTGGATGTGTCTGTATCTGATGTAGTCCCATTTGTCCCTACTCTACTGTAAAGTTTGTGTCGGAAACACCTATGCCACCAGCAATAAGTGCTGCCTTTGTCGTCTCACTAACGCTGTGTTTATGACCACCATGATAGAATTCACTATAGGTATCAATGTCATCTTGATTCGCCCAGCGTTGTTGCGAGTATACTCCACCAAACTTGGCTATTGAGATACCACGCTTGAGTCTAAAATACCTGAATAGAGGACTACCAGTGCCGTTAGGACCCTCTTCCACCGTAGGTGGGGTAAAGATATATGTAGTCATTATTCTCCTTAATGGATTTACCGTCAAGCAGGGGCAAAAACCCCTGCTCAACTGTCAATCAATTATGCGATTGATGAACCAGACTCGATGCGATATAGCGCACCTTCGCGGTAACGAGCAAACCCAAGAACACCGTACCAACCAATTGGCTGGAAACGCTTCAAGCGGTCTGTAACATTACCAAGAACTGTATGTGGCTCTTCGCCAACAGCCTCAGCAAGTGCTTGCTTACCAGCAATGATTGTGCGGTACACCTTTGCAGATGAAGCACCATCAGTTGCAGAGTACAGACGTGGAGATTCTACGAAGAATGCTCCAGCATATGAACCGATTTCTGATGCCCAGATATTGCTCTGGTCAGAACCGTACTGGTTAGGCAAAAGCCATCCAGCAGAACCTGTCTCAGCCATAAGGTCATGAGCAACTTCTGGGTGGATTCCAGCCCAGTATTGTGCACCCTTGCGGCCCTTGGCCTTGTTGGCACGTAACTTTGCAACAGCCTTGCGGATGTTAGCAGAAGATAGTGTTGCAGCAGCAGTAACTGTTGCTGTAGATGTAGCAGTTGAACCTGAGTAGATTACGTTTGTTCCTTGACGCAATGTTGTCATTGCAATCTCGTCAATTGAATCTGCCTGGTTTACAGCCATTAGGTTGACGATATCATCGTCTACACCAACATATGAGAAAATCTTCAATGCACGTGTATTGGTTGTTGAGTTACCGAACTCTTGAAGAGTAATTGTAACTGTTGTTGGTGTTGCGAGTGTAACACCGTCTGGGTCGACTGTCTCTGAAAGAGCAGAAGTAACCTTTGTCATTTCTGGGTGTAGTTGCATTACTACAACTGAGCCAGGAATGGTTTGGTCGGTCGGACGCTTGTCTGCTACAGAACGAATTAGTGGTTCGTCACGCAACGCGAATTCAATCATTCGGTCGTATGCCTTCTGTACAAGACCAGCACTACCAACTGTACCGCCCAGAGATGCTGAGTCGGTAGATGTATATGCAGTAGCCATTGTTCACCTCCTAGGTGAGTTAGTTAAACTATGATTATTGTGAGTTCAAGATTGCGCGTAATTCATCTTCCGATTTCGCATTTGCGATACGCATTTCTAGGTCTTGTCCTCGGTCGGGCGCGTTAGCACCCTGCACTGATGAATCTTGTCGGCGTAAAGCCTGACGATTTTCACCATTACCAGGTACTTCCTCTGCTGCACTGTAGCCAAACAAATCACCGTTTTCATCAAGCCAAGCCTTTACAGACTCTTCTGTTACTTCGGATAAATCATTTAGTGCTAAACGTGCTGCTTTAGGATTGACACCCTGTTGTTCTAGGACTTCTTTGACGGTACGCTCACGCTGCCCCTTGGATAATCCCTCAAGTTGCTCAGTGAGTTCTTTGATACGCTTCTCATCGCTTCGCTTGGCTTTACGTAGTTTCTTTAGTAAGTCACTACCATCACCAGTAAAGGTTTCGGTCTCTGTATCTTGGTCGTCTTCGTCTTCATCCCAGTAGTTGTTGCTCATAGCAACCACCCTTCTATTCGTTGTAGTTCGCAAGCCTCAGATTCCAATCGGGGGATTAGCCTGGCTCTTGCTCTCGGTGTTATACTCTATACAGGCCGATAGTTCTGTACAGGATTCTTTTATTTAGAAAGTACCAGCAGACGACTGTTTATTGAGATATCCAGTCGAGAACGCACCCTTAGATGTTCCAGAGGAACCAGAGAAGCGGCCGATTTCTTTTTCTTTGATTGCAGCAAGTTTTTGCTTTTGTGCTACATCTTGTTCAAATACATATTTCTGTGCTTGAGTTTGGGTAAACGCATCACCCTCAAGATTGGCTAATGTATTTGCTCTTTCAAGTTCCTTAACTGTACCAAAGCCAGTTAAAGCATCTTGATAATTAACTCCACGCGCAGCAATATCACCTGCGGTTGCTAAATCTACATTGACTCCTTGTGAGCCAGCAGCAGATAATACAGAAATTCCCTTAATATTCTTATCCAACTCAGCAGCACCTTCTTTACCAAGTAACATTGCTTTAGCAATAGATGCTCGGTCTGCCCCTGGATAGTATTTTTGTAAAGTATCTTTAAGGGCCTGCGGTGCATTATCAATTGCACTAAATGCTCCACTGATAAGATTTCCAACTTCAAGGACAGACTTGCCCTTACCAATTATTGTACCAAGGAAATCTTGATTGGCTAAATCGCCCATGCCAGCATCTCTCAAGATATTGCCCATGTCAGATTCTGCCCTAAAATATTCTGCAACAGTTGGAACATCAATTGCTTCGCCAGCAACTAAACGGTCTTGTAATGCATATATACCATTAAAGCGTTTTGTAAAGTTCTTTAGGTCTGGATTAGTTCTTACTTCTTGTAAGGATAGGTTGAGACCTTCCGTTATACTTGAACCAGACTTATAAAAGCCAGAAACAGACTTGTAGATACCTTGTACCCAGCCGCCATTTTCTACTTCTTCTCTTCCAAAAAAGAGTGCAAGAGTATTCTTAAATGTATCAAATGCTAATGTTCTGCCATCATCGCCAAATGCGCTAGAGGGTGCTTGCGTAACTCCAGTTACAGGTGGAGTCACGGGTGGTTCTACAGGAGGCACGACAGGTGGCTCTACAGGAGGCGCTACGGGAGGTGGCTCTACAGGAGGTGGCTCTACAGGAGGTACCACAGGAGGTACCACAGGTGGCTCTACAGTAGGTGGCTCAACAGGAGGTACCACAGGAGGTACCACAGGTGGCACTACAGAAGGTGGCTCAACCACTGGAGGCCCAACGGGAGGTGGGTTAAGAACTGGGGGAATTGGTTTAAGAGGATTAAGATTGGGAGGGGGAGGTTCAACCACAGGTGGTTTGACCACTGGAGGTTCCACGGGTGGTTTGACCACAGGTGGAGTCACAGGTGGTATGACCACAGGTGGTTTAGCGGGTGGTTTGACCACAGGTGGAGTCATAGGTGGTTTGACCACTGGTGGTTTAGCGGGTGGTTTGACCACAGGTGGAGTCATAGGTGGTTTGACCACTGGAGGTTCCACGGGTGGTTTGACTGCAGGAAGTTTTGCTAACCGTTCTCTTTCTGCTTTATCAGCAGCAATTTTATCTTCTTTTGCTTTCTTGGCAGCCTCAAAATCTGCCTTTTTCTTTGCAGCATCTTCTGCATTTTTCTTTTCTGCGGCAGCGGTTTTGTCGTCACGTATTTTTTTTTCTGCAGCCGCTTTATCTGAACGCTCTTTTGCCGCAGCGGCGGCATCATCAATCTTTTTTTGTGCTGCTTTATCTGCTGCCGCTTTAGCGTCAGCGGCTGCTTTCTTATCTGCTGCCGCTTTAGCGTCAGCGGCTGCTTTCTTATCGGCTGCCGCTTTAGCGTCAGCGGCTGCTTTCTTATCGGCTGCGGCTTTTACATCTGCAGCCTTTTGCATTTCTGCGGCTTTAGCGTCAGCGGCTTTTTTAGCAGCAGTTGTCTCATTGATAGCAGTTTTAGTATCTTCTAATTTTTTTAATGCTGCTGCTTTTGTTGCAATATCTTTTGATTCTGCTAATTTTTCAAGACTGGTTTTTGTTTTTAATAGGTCAAGAAGTTTTTTGCCAAGAGTAGCAGCACCCTTGACTATTAACTCTAATTCCCCTGGTGTAGGTGTTGGCATTTAGTTGAGTCCTAACTCTGTGTTGTTTAACAATTAAATACCAAACCCAAAAGATGAGGCAAGTTCAGATGCTGCGCTACGCGCACTTTCATTTGCTGCTTTTGTAAGTTCACGCTTAGGGTCATTCAATGCTTTTTGGTAGGCATCATAGTATGACAATTGGGGTTGCTTACCATCAGAACCACCTGGGTGTAACCACTGCATTACAATTGGGTCATTCATTTTAATACTTGCTGGGTCTACTTCCCACGTATCTGCAAGCATATTTAAGATAGGTTGGGCAATCTTTTTTGTTGTCATAGTTGGGTCTTGAGCAAATCTATCTGCAAACTGAGGATACTCTTTAATTGCTATTTGCTGTAATTTAATTGTAAAATCATCAAGGGTATACTTACCCATTGCTATATCCTTGGCTGCAAGAAGTGCTTGAGCATCGGAATATCCAAGTATCTGGAAATCTGATACGATATTTCGCACAGACGACAGGGTTGATAAATTCTTACCAGCAAGAGTCTTTGAATCGCCAAAGTTAATCTTACCCCAAAGCCAATCAGTTGCTGTCTTCTTTGGGTCAAAGAATGATGGATACTCTGTCTGCATAGTTGTTTCAAATTGTTTAACAAGGTCCTCTGATGTTGCTCCAGGAGTACGCTTATTATACACAGATGTAACAACAGACCTAATGCGTTTTGCCTGCTCATCATTAAAGTTATTCATGAACTCAGTGACTTGTGCGCCAGTTAGTCCACCAGTAAATCCAACTGAATCTTTAAGGCCATTTAATAAATCATAGGCAGACTGTTGGGTTAATAAGGTTTGACCTTTTGATGTTGTAGTAGTTGATGAAGCAGATGGAGTACTTGAACCACCACCAAGAATTTTAGCAATAAGTGCTGCAATTGCAGCATCACTAGTACTTGAAGTAGTCGCTACACCAGTGCCATTTCCACCATCAATATCGATATTATCTGGAATGCCATCTTTATCCAAATCAGTTATATCAGCCATATTAGTTAACCGCCTTTAGTGTATCATTATCAAAAGAGTTCTTAATTATTAATTGCAACTTAGGGTCCCACTGTGGAGAGTATAGTTCTGTTATACCATTATATCCAGCCATTAACTTTGCTTTACGTGGGTCATAATCTGGCAATGCCTGATAAACAGTAACAAACATATCACGTATATGCATGAAAGACTTGACATCTTGCCAGAATCTAGTATTACCATTGGCTGTCATGAAAGCAGTATCATTGATAATTGTATTAAGGCCTTTAGCATATTTGTAAGATGTATCACCATGTTGTGCAAGCATATAATCATTATACCATGCTGGACTTTCTTTTTTAAGAATAGTCTCTGATATAGTACTTAAAGCAGCACCCAACTCTGGATGGGCACGCATAGACTTGCCATCTGTAATCTTTGCCGCTAATGTATCTTTTATAAGATTATACTTTGTCCAAGTACGACTCTTTAGACGTTCAACTTCAACTTCTTCTGGTGTCATCTTTAAGTCATTAATTGCATGACTTGTACCTTTAAGAACCATATCTGGGTTGCTAAGGATATTGGTGATAATATCAGAACGCTTTGCTGGGTCATTGCTTAAATCAGCAACAAGCAAACTTACAAGTGAAATGCTATTTTTGTCAATTCCTGAAAGAGTTTTGACAAGGTCATTGTTGTCCATAAAGATTCTATTATATGCTTCCTGGGTTTGAGGCATGTTTAAGTTCTTATTAGAACCAGTAAATGCGACTCTATCAACCATAAAGTTAGGTCCAAGGGTGGATAACATTCCATTTGCAGCAATATCATTTGCTTCTTGGTTTGTTTTGCCTTCGCTAATTGCTTTATCTCTTAACTTAAAGTACAATGTACCAGCAAGTCCCATTGGATTAGTGTTAGCCTTGATAGGGACACCAAAGGGAGAAGCAAAAGAATAGAATGCTTTAACGGCCCAAAGGTTCTTTGTCTCTGTGCGTATCTGCTTTGCAGTTGGGAATGTAGTTTCAATGCCCAAGTCAATCATTGTTTTATGATAGTTATAGACAGAATTCCAAGATGCTAGATAATCCTTTTGTCCTTCTGGACCAACAAGTGCTAACCAGCCAGCCTTTTGATAAGGAGTTATTAACATATTTGTTATGTTGGTTGGTGGACCATATGGGAACCATTGGTCATACGTTCCAGGAACAATTGAATCAATTGTGTTCTTAATGGCCTCTTCCGTGTTGGGGAAGGTCTTCATTATTGTACCAATAGATAGTCCAGTTATCCAAGAAGGAGATGGATTATTCAATAAGAATCCAATTGATTTTGCATTTAATGAGAATCCGTCTGTTGCTAATCCTATATTCCCAAGATGTTCTCCAAGGCCTTTAGAACCAGGAACAACAATATGAGTTATATCATTAAAGTTATCTGTCTTATTACCATTTTGGTCTACGCCAAATGACATGAAACCACGACCATAACTAGAGACTGCTTGAGCAGTTCTAACTGGATTGGCTGCTGCTATACGACCATAGCGAGCAAATGCATTGAGGGTTGCATTAGGGAATGCAGCAAATAAACGAGCATTCTTCATAATGCGTGATTGCCTATTTACTGTATAAAAAGTTTTTTCAGTATCTTGGATTGCTTGTCTTACAGAAGACTGGCGAAGCGCATTAAGGCGTGCTGGTGTCATTTTAACACCCTGTGCCATCAATATCGCTGCTTTTTCTGCTACCATTTTAGTTGCAATTTCATTGAAATACATTTCACGAATTGGATTTTCTGCCTTCATCATGAACTTAAACACTGCAGACATAGCATTGTTTGTCATATTATTGAAAGAATTATGACCAATTCCATCAGTAACGCCATAAGCATATGAAGATGGATGTATATCAAACAACTGGTCAGTATAGTTAGATAATGCCTTTTCTAGGTCATTAGAAGTAACTTCACCCTTGACTATTGCTGCGCGAGCAGTAGCAGATGGAAACATTCTATCCAGTAAGGCCATCTTATCTTGTAAATAACTAGATGCTAACGCTGGGTCTGTAATATCAAATTCTTTGAGGTATGAAATACCTTCTTGGCTAGATGCCCACTTTTTAAGTTCAGTTAATGTCTTATTCTGTAGTATAAGATTCATTAAAGGGTCATTGCGGAAATGACGGTTGGCTAAATATGCCAACTCTTCAAAGTATAATGGGTCAGATGTGCGAATTGGCTCACCAGGAACCTTACGCGTAATAACTGACTGACGTGTTCCAACGGAAAGTTCTCTTAAATAAGTATTCTCTGCACTTACTGCGTTAGCAACTTCTGCTCGCATTGCTGCTGCATATGCACTATCACCAGCAATAAAGGAATCAATAGTCATTACTTGACCATTAACAACTATATCATGCGTTGCCTTGTCGTAATATCTTTTTTTGTACTCAGCACTTTTACCATGTAAATTAGCACGCTCAGTAAATAGTTTACCTTGTTCTTTAACTAACTTATCTATATCATTGTAGGCAGATGCCAATTTTGCATCAGCATCTTGAATAATCTTTTTATTGGTAGCCATATTATGGATAGTTAATTTATATCCATTAATTGCTGCTTCTGCATTAGCAATATCTACTCTACCTTGAGAAGACAATTTAGAGGAGTTCTTTTTAGCATATGCTATACGACGCTCTAGCATAGTTAAATTTGGCATTGATTCTTCTATACCATACTTTTTGATAGAGTTGCGAAGACCCAATTCAATATCATCCAGTAGAGCATCTGCGGCTTCAAGATTCTTGCGTGCTGTTGCTAAACCAGACCTTGCGGCAGCAGGAGAACCCTGGCCTTTGAGCATATTCTCAACTTCTGTTTGCAAAATGTCTTTAATTGCAGATATTTCGCTAAACTTTTTTTGTTGGATGTCAATGTTTTCTCTAACAGCCTTTAAGTCTGCGCCATTATGTATACGAGATGCAGCATCTTTTGCATAATTTAATGTATTATGACTTAGGCGAGTAGCCATTGGTACTGAATATTTCCAGATTATATCTAATCCTTGTGCAAGACTAGCACTAATAATAGGTTCAACAATTGATTGCTTAATGATAAACATTGGACGAACAAGAACATCAAATGTCCAGAATCGGTTAAGTTCGTCAAGAACTGTTCTAGCAGCATGAGTACTTTGCATTCCAAGTGCTTTACCACGACCGCCTGCTTTAGCCATTTCTAAATTAATATCGCGTTCAATGCGGTCCCAAGGTGTAAAGCGATATGAATCTTTCATTTGACTTAAAGTTTGAGGATTAGTTTCAATACGACGACCAGTGTGGTCGATAGCATAACCATTCTTTTGAAACGCTTCTGCATTTCTAGTAATATTTTTACGATAGTTAGAAATGTTATTTTGAATTTCACTTTCGCCAAATATACCCTTATGGTACATAAGCAAACGACCGACCTCAGCATCAATCTCTTCCAATGCTTGGAGTTGTTTTACACCAGTACCTGATTGAACAAATTTAATTTCCATGCGTCGACGGATATCTGCAACTTTCTCAGTTACTCCAGGAGCAGTAGTTATTTTTTTAGAGCCATCATTAAATATTTTAATATTATTTAAGAATGCATTAAGTTCTTCACGTGCTTGAGTGGCGCGTGAACCAGAAAATGTTACAAATCCTTGTGGAAGATTTTCCCCTTGACGCATTGAAAATTTAACAAAACGAGTAAGAACTCTGCCACCAACAGTTGTTTCTAAAATTGAACTTTCACGAAAGCGGGCTTGTGACTTAAAGTCATTAATCTTTTCCCCTGCTTTAATAAATGCCGCACGTCCAATAACTGGCTCCATTGGCATGTAAGCGCGTCCGCCAACAGTTGGGCTGTAACTATCGTCTAAGAATGCTTCACGAATTTTTACAAATTGCTCATCTTTTGCTATTGCATGGTCAAATGCATCTTTAAGGCGTTGCACTGCAGGACCTTCTGGAATATAAACTTTGCCAGTAGTTACAAATTTGTTTGTTAAATGTTGAGCAGTTCCTGACATTTCAAATAAATCACTAGGTGATGTCTTAGCGAGACGTTCTAAGGCGGCAAGATTGCCCTTATCTGCAAGAATAATATCTGCTGCTGCTGCTGCTGTCTTTGTTTCAAAAAGAATTGAAACTAAATTTTCATTAGTGCTGTATTTTTCTACGATACCAGCAATCTCACCGATATCTTTTGAATCAGCAAGTGTCTGCATGTGTGAGTTAGCAACAGTTCCAGGAGTAAATAAGTCTTTGCCAAACTCATCAACAGTTTTAGTTTTGGTATAAAGACCTGCTTTTTTCCCAGCAAATAACAATGGGACTTTAGCAAGTTTTCCAACAGCACCAATACCAACATTACCTAAAGCAAAGTCACCAATACCAGTAAACCATCTACCAATGTCATTTTCAACAAAGTTCTTTTTAATACTTTCATCATTCCACAAGTCAATTTCATCTGGATTGATTTTACCTGTTTTAAGAACTAGGCCAGCAAGTCCACTTACAATTGGAACTAAATTAGAACGAGTAAGTGCTTGTGCAGTGGAAACTTTAGCACTGCGATTATAAGCATCTTTAATGTCACTTACTTGAAAACCCTGCTCATGCTCACCTTTTTTATATAGCGGTGAGTTGGTATCTGTAAGCAAAGCAACAGTAGACATTGGGCGCGTGATGTAAGGAGAGATAACTTTGTTATTAAGTTGTATTGCACCTTTAAGAAGGATATCAGCAGATTTAGTTACTACTTTTCCAGCAATTGGTACACTGTCAACCTTGGCTATAGCAGCCCTTAGGTTATCATTAAACTGTTTTTCTCTTGCAACTTGTTCTGGGGTCTGTGCACCGCCGCCAACAAGGCGACCACCGAGGTCTTTAGTCTGAGAAATTAAAGAGGTAAATCCATCCCACCACGACATGTTTACCCTCTCGTTTGTTTAATAGCGTATTTTTTCTCTGTGCCGCCCTGAACATCATCATTAGTCAGGGCCATAATAAAAGTATCTCGTTCTTCTGGAGATTTCCAAGGCATCATTGCCATTTCCATAGCAATCGCAGCATTTTGATATCCAAGTGAATTGGCAAACTTATCTATATTATCAAATAAGCCACCAGGAAGCCATATGCTATGGTTCATTATTTAGCCGCTAGATAGTTAACAAAACGCTTAAATGAATCTGGCGCATCTTGATGCGCTGCAGCAGCAATTAAATCAGGCATATATTTATCAATAATCATTTTGTTCTCATCTGGCTGCTGGTTAGCAAGCATGTTTTTTGGTAATGCATCAGACCCTGGTCCAGGACCAAAGTCGCTTCCAGCAGTAATTGGCTCTGATGGGTTGTTAGTTGGGTCATTAAATGTTCCGAGTGTTGGCATTTGAATGCCACTTAAATCTATACCTGGCTCTGTTGGTGCTGGTGCTTGCGCCATCTGTGCTCCCTGTTGCTGCATGTTTAATGCTTTAGATGCTCCGTAGGCTCCACCACCAGATTGATAGCGATTAGGCTGTCCATCTTTAGAACCTGCCCCACCAATAGCGGACACACCAGTATTATTCTGTCCCGCTGTTGGTCGATAGCCACCTGATACCATTTTATCTCCTACTTAACTTGTGTAAAAATGTGAATTGGTTCTGAGCAATACATATCGTACTCAATTGCAATAGCAATAGCCTTACGAACAATTGTAACTGCTTGTGCCATTGTTTTTACTTTCGATACACCCAACGCTGCCAAAACGCCAAGGGCAATATCTCCACCACTACCCATAACGTAAACACCGCGTATATCGGTATCCCAAGAATAATCACTTTGAATAGCATAGATTTCGCCCTTGACTGAGATGAGGACTCCACCATCATTCTCGGCAACCTCTCCATCTTCTTTCATGTCAATGCCAGATTCAATAAAATGCTTGCGCATCTCTGGAATAAACTTTGAAGTTACAAAAGAGTTAAGAGTTTCTTTAGCCAAAGGTTTTGGTTGAACATATCCATAATGCAAAATGTTTGCTGTGCGAGATGAACCACAACTAGCAATCAAAATTCCATTATTATCGACAATCTTTGGGTCTTTACTTACTGCAAAACGACCATCTTCGTCGCTAATGCGAGAATCACACCCTAGTACCGACCAACCGTCACCTTGAATCGCTACTAACGTAGTCATTGTTATCCCTTAACTGTCACTCGTCCGCTTGCCTTACCATTACCACTTAATGTAGATAAAATTGACTGTATGTCTGGGGGTGGGGCCGCTGGTGCTAATCCTTGAGAAGGAGCGCCTCCTGCTGGAGCGCCACCTGGAGCAGGGGACGGCTGCTCAACGGGAGAACCTGGTACTCCAGCAGGAGGAACCTGCTGTTGCGGTGCGAATATATCGCTGACTGCATCTTCAAGAGTTACACCCTTTTGACGAGCCTTGATAACCGCAGCAATATTACTTACAATCGAAGAAACATCTCCGCCCTGAGTTGCCATTTGTGGGATTGCTTGAGTCATTGCACTAATTGAAGCAAGGAGCGATGTACGCAATCCTTCAACTTCAATCTTCTCAAGTTCCTGAGTAACATTAACAGTAAATGGAAGTTCACGCATTGCCATATCCTTGGAGATTAAGCCACCACCAAGTGCTTGTAGCATAAAAATAAGTCCCTGTGCTGGGTTAAGACCAGCGAGCATACCATAACGGACATCTGCAGAGTAATCACCCTTAATGTCCTTGCTTGGTAGGTACTCTACTTCGTAAGGAGAACCTGAGTCAACTCCACGAATAGTCTTAACTTTAGGGAAAATCTTTTCATCAATTTCAAAACATGTTGCGATTACATCGCGTAAGGCTGCAGCAAAGATTGCTTGGGCTGATTTGACTTGAGTATCAAATGCACCCATAAGAGCCTGTACACCCTGTCCAGTAACAACAGTGGCATCAATGTTTCCAGTACGTCCTTCTGGATAACGTGTGCCTGTGCGAAGTTCTTGATTAAGTAGTTGTGATTCAGTAAACGCGCCTTGTGGAATTGATAGTTCGACACGACGAACGCCCGCTGGGTTGGCGGTGCGAATTACTGCATCGCCACCCAACTGGAGTTCTTGAACGTCATTTGGTAGTACAATCGGCGCTTGCACGCTCTTCTCTGCTGCTTCCATTGCCAATAGGGCGAAACGGTTGCGGAGAAGTTGGATACCTAGTACGTCGTCGAATTGTCCGCGAAGTTCTCCATCAATAGAAGGCTTACGTGCGACAACAACCATCATTTTGCCAAGAGGATTCTCGGCCTTAGATAGAATTAAATTCTCTTTTGCTGGAACATAGATGACAGATTGGTCTTTATCATAGTAACGAACCAGTTCAACAAGTACGTTGAGATTTTGCTTATAACCTTGACGGCCTAGCAGTTGAGTCTCATACTCAGGGAACTGAGAACATACTTCACCTAGTGTTAATTTGTATTTCTTAGCATATGCCACACAACGTCCGTAGCGGTCAAAGTCTGGGTAAGCCCCAATTGGATTTTCTACGCGTATACGAGGCAACTTGCTTTCTTCATCTAGTTCAATCAAGAACGGGATGAAACCATATGTGATATACCAGTCTGCGCCTGAGTACATCTGTACTGCTAAATCTGAGTGTTGGAAGTAATTTGATGCAATGCGTGTACGCTTGTCAGCAAAATTACGTGCACGGTCATTAACTGAGTTAGCCGCAGAGCAGTTGATTGCTGGAAGAGGAGCCATTACCTCGGAGAGGTCGCGTGCTACAACATCAATGAAGTTGGCTACTACGTTAGTATCAACGCCATCTGGAAAGAAGTCAGGATATACTTCTGTAATTTTACCTCTACGCACAGATAAAACATCTAAGTTGCGAGCATCACGTGCTGCATGACGTAGACGCAAGGAGTCAACCTTTTGTATTACGCCTTCCATTGATAATGCCATTATTGTCCTATCCGTAGTTTTGATTCCATTGCTCTGAGAAGGCATCGTCTAGGTTGACTGATGTTCTTTCTGAGCGTTGGGAGCGTGTAGCCCACCTGTTTGATTGGTATTTAACCCCAATACCAGATTGTTGCATTAACTCGCGTATGCGAATAATTGCAAACCACAGAGCCATAACGGTATCTGTTGGGTTTCTAGTATCAGGCTTCCAGGTGATTAGTTGCTGCACCAGGGTCTTCAATCCTTCTGAGCCTTCGTTAGAAGGTAACTCTATAAGGTTGTTATCTTGAAATCTATTGTCATGAATTGTACCAAATAGGCTAGCCATTGAGGCTACACCAAAGTTAGAGTCCCACTTATTCTTGCTAGTATAGTGGGGCTTTAGTAGTACGCCATGAGCCTGACAGTATTCATTGAGCACATCATCTAGCACGTATGCCTTCTGGTGTGCGTTAATCTCAATACGAAGTTCCTGTGGCTTATACTTAACAATCCATTCCTCAAGCAAGGTTGTAATCTTGCGAGGAGTTGGTTCTGTCATATTGATGCAGTCAAGTATGTAGATGCGCTGGTCTGCCTTGTTATATGTACAAACTACTGCTGCCGTAGCACCTGCCATAGCAGGGTCAAGGCCAATAATTGTGTAGGTACCCTCTATTCGACGGGGGTGGCCTGGAGTGTCTTGTTTAAGCGGTCCGCGCTTTCGCATACCGTTAACACATCCAGCGACTGCTGCTGGCGCAAAGATAGAGTCGGATTCGACATCTTCTTGTTGGTAGACCATAGCCCAGACCGACGGAGCAACCTCAGAGCGGCGCTTAAAGAGCGAGGGTCCATCCCATTTAGGGTATAGGCCATTTTCTAATACATCATCCAAATCATTTTCTTGTTGGTCCGTTGCGGGCCATAGTGTTTGCCACTTCTCTGGCTTATCATCAAATGCCAAAACTGCTGGCATAGCGCAGTAGGTAAAAGGTGTCTTTCCACCCGTCCATTGGTCGCCACTGCGAATCATCTTATATAGGTCAATTGGGGAAACTCGAGTTCCTACAATAACCAACTTGCCATGTCGTCCTAGACGGGTGATAACTTCCTTTTGAAGCCACTCAATCTGCTTCTCCCACTCATGGGCATTTGAACCCATCACCACGTCGTCTAGGATGATTAGGTCTGCACGTGCTCCGTAAATCTGGGAACCGAAACCCAAAGCCTGTACAGTAGGGTCTTTCTCACCAGAGTCACGACCCGTGCCTAAGTATATCATGTCAGCAGACCATTGAGTTGCATCTGCCTTGTAGCCACCATTCGGGCCGAAGGCCGTCTGTAGTTTCATGTAGGCTGGATGGGAAAGGCGTGTTTTAATAGCGCCTAGGAACTTACGTGCCATGCCCTGAGTCTTCGAGACAATAATAACTCGAGAGTTAGGATTTTGTACAATCTTGCATGTTACGTAATTTATGGTTAGGGTTGTGGATTTAGCATGCTCGGGTGGCACGTTAATCAACACACGGTTGGGGTCTCCAGGTTCATAAGTCATGCCCTGGGGTAGCCATCTAGGCTCACGACCCTCAATGAGGTCTACCCAATCAAGTTGGTGATTAAAAAGTTTAGAATCTAGGAATTGCTCAGAAAACTCAGGAAAGGATAAAGTCTTCAAATCCTCAAGATTGGCCTTTATTCCTTTACCAGCAAGTCTAGCCTTATCGGCTAATTCTCTAAAGGTTGGGTCCATAGTCCATTGACGAAATGCTGTATCTTGTCTACCAGTTGCTGCCATAGCAGCGGTGATAGTTGCACCCTGTTCTAATAGGGCTAAGACTTTGGCTTGCGCCTCATCCTTTGGAGTAGTCTGTTTACCAGGCTTTCTGCCCATATAATTGTCCCATCTAAAACACGGTATTAACGCCTATAATAAGCGGGCAGAACCCTCCCATTTGTATAATTATATAACGATATATATAGGAGATTCTGTAGAGCAAACGGAAGAATCTCCGTACTTATAATCTTTTATCTTATACTATAGATAACCCGTTCAAACGGGTAAAAACCGAGTTTTTAAGAAATATATTTTTAGAGATATTACCAACTTCGTTGGTATATCAAGGTATTTAGAGAGATAGTGTGACGTAAGTCACAAGGTATGAGTAGTACTTATATACTATATGCCCCCTATTATTATATAACAGAAAATTTATATTGGACTATATATACATACAAAGCGACCCCAACAATACACCGTAGGTCAAACTGTGGCAATTTTTCTCTCTATTGTGGGATATTGTGCCTATATTGTGAGCGTAACTATCCCATACGCCTAAAATTGCCCACAATATAATGAAAAACCCTAAGAATAAATAAACCTTGTCGGCCAGCCGACAGCAAACCCATGCGGGGTAAGGTAATTCCCCTATTGACTTTCGCATATATCTATGGGAAGATTCTCTTAGTGGGAAAACTTCCCACACCCAAACAAAGGACAAAATAAAATGGCTACAA